TCAGACTGAATTATAAATAACCGAACGCCTAAAGCCGTTGGCGAACGGAATAAAATTCAAAGTGTAAGCCGAATATTCAACCTCGCCGACCCATTCCGATTTGAAAATTTTTTCATAGACCGGAGTTAGAAAAGCCAAAAATTTTTCGGCGAATCTCATCGCCAACATGCCGATCAGCTCGACTGGGCCGGCTAATGATTGCGAGCGGAAAAACTTTTTTTTGCCGAAAGTCCGCTCGTCCATTTCTTTGCCGAGATATTTTGACACATAAGCCCCGACATTGTTCACATTGTCTATTTTGTTTATTTTCACAAAGCCCTGTCCCCACATCGCTTGCAGTTCGGCGACTTCGATAAACCCGATATTGCAAAGCAGGTGATAATGGACGGCGCCCCGTTTTTGAAATTCCGGCACGGCCAGATATTCAAAATCGGGATGTTTGTAATTCATCCTTAAAACAAATTTGTTGAAAATATAGTTTGCGGTTTTCAAGTCGGTGATATTCTCGGCAAAAGTCAGAGTTATAAATTTGCTCAACTGGGGGTTTGAGTTTACCAACCGCCTTATTTCCGTTCTGGTGCGATTGATTGAAAATTGCATTCTTTGTTTTTTTAATTTTTCTTGCTCGAATAAATCCAATTGTTTCGGCTCTTTTTGAGGTTCTCTGTTAGCTTCAAATTCCCGCCAGACATTCTTTTTGTATTTATAGAGTTCAACCTGCTTGCCCGATACCACGACTTTGAAATCGTAGGTATAAGCCATAACAATTTTTCTTTAGATGTGTGGATATAATCAAGTTAAGAAGTTAAATTTTTTCGCTTATTATTCCGTTTAAATATCGTTTAACGAATTTTCTTTCGGGCGGGCGGGCAATCCCGCCCGAAAGAAAATTCTCGTCAAAGAAAGATAATTTTAAACATCGGAAAATCAAAGCGGGAAAAGTTTCTTGCCGCATCAGTCTTGCCATTTTAGCGCCAGCTTTTAGCCGGTAAAGGTAGTATAAATCTCCACCTTGACCGCCTTAAGCTATCAGTCGCTTGTCTGGCTTCACCGATACGGCGATAAACGGCCCGCTCATCGGATTTTAACAATTCGGCCGTGATTAAAAATATGGAAAAGAAAATCACTTCCAACTGGACGGGTTCGGAAACAACCGAAACGCTCGTCCGCAAACAGATTTCTGCCCGCTGGGGCGAAGAAGAAGCCGGACGCTATGATCCGAAAGCCAACTGCCTAACTATCAGGCAATGGAACAAAAACGGATACAGAGTCCGAAAGGGCGAAACCGCCATTAAGTCTTTTATCGTCGTTGAAAAGAAAAACGAGAAAGGCGAAGTGGTGGAGAAATATCCGAAACGGATCAACCTGTTTTACTTTAAGCAGGTTGAGCAGTTAGCCGGTTAGGCGTTGAGCCTGGGGGCGGACTCTTTCGGGGGTCCGCCCCTTTTTTTGTATGCGTCATACGGATTTGCCTTTTTTGGAGTAAGGCGGAACGCTTGGGGAATCGGGAACAAGCCCGGAATTTTCGTTGGAAAAATCTTTTTCATATTCACGATGATACGGAAATTCCGGATATTCAATGAAATTGACCGCCTCGTGCGTGTTGTAGCACTCGGCTTTGGCCTTGTTAAACAGAAAAAATTTTCTCTTTATGGCTTTTCTTTTCAGATTATCGTCTTTCAAATCCCGAAGTTCAAACCAGGAAGACATAAAAAATATTCCGAATAAATTTTTTATTTCAACATAACTCTGCCCCAAATCTCTTATTCGCTTATCAATATTGCTCGTGTGCTGAACGCCCGCCCAAATATCCAAAGGGATGATTTGCCCGTTATCATCCTTTTTAATATCGTGGCGGTGAGCGGAAAATTTCTGTTTGGCCGACGGGGGCATTTCCTGCCATTCCCTTGAATCGAAATATCCTTGAGCCTCGTCAATGAATATCTGCCCACCTTTAATATGCAGGAGTTCGGGAATTTCCGACCAGAAATAAATATTGCCGTATTTTTCCGTGTTTATTTTTTTGCTTTTAATGTATTCGGAAAAATCCATTTTCCAGTTGGCGTAAACATTGTAGCCTTTTTTAATCATCTCAAAGGCTTTGTAAGTCATGAACAAAGTTTTGCCCGCTCCGGGTTTTCCGGTGATGATTGTAATCATAAAATTAACCTCTAAAGAATATCCCGACTTTCATAACGAGCTTGATCAGAAACAGGGTCAGCTCGATGAAAATGATGATCATGAGAATCTTAAACAGGGTGGTTATGGGAAATATCAGATTGAGCTTGTAGAAAGTCGGATGAATTTCGTAAAAAGCGTTATTGACGCTTTGAATAATGGCGTTGTTCGGGTCAGCGTCCGGAAGCAGGGAAAATAATTTTATGAGGATTGTTTCAACAAAGTTAAGCATATTATTCGTCGTTATTATTAAACACGCCGTCAATTCTTAATACCACATACAGAGCGAAAATGAGCCAAAGAAAAGTCGTGATGTAGGGGCGTATGCCGTCGGTAAAACTTTTTACATTCGGGTCTGATCCCAGAAATACCGGAATGTCCAAATCGAATTGACCGTCGCCGGACATTGACTTGAAAGTTATATCCAAAGCGTCATCGTCAAACTGATCCGGCGAAGTGTTAAACAGATTATAAAACCCGTCATAAAAAGCGAAGTAATAGTTGAACACGACTTTTTGTTTTAGCTTTTCCACCAGCCGGGGGAATAAATAACGGAAATCGTCCGGGTTTATAATCAAATCCAAATCGGAAACGAACACGCCGAACGGATATTGTCTTTTAAGATTGCCGTTATCCGTGAGCTGGACGACATAATGCAGGGGCGAAGTGCTGGCGGTCAGATTGACGGTATAGTTTTGCGGGTCTTCCATTTCGTAAAGCGCTTTCGTGTGATAAGAGGCGTTGAGCAAACTTCCAGTTTCGTTGTATTGCTTGATGTTAAAAACCACATTCGGCGACAGAGGCATTGGATAAACAAAAGAAAAGGACATATTCACGCTTTCGCTTCCCAGGGGCAAAGTGAGCGACGGCATATCGAACGACGGCGATTTTATCGCAATATCGTAGTCGTCGTAATAATCGTAATTGAAATGCCAGTCGTCCGGGTAGCCCTCTGTTACTTCTATACCGTCGATTTCCACAACATCCATTAAGTTGTCATAATTAACGCAATCGGTTGCCTGGCTGTCCGCCTCGACCGCCACCACCCAATCGGAAGAACCGTTGTAATACAAATTTCCGGAAAAAGAATTATCAACGCAGTCAACCGTATAGTTCAAGCCGGAAAAATCCGAGCAAACATTCGTCAAAGCGATTCTGTCCGGCCCGTTATTCGGGCAATTCCCCTCGACCGTTATCCAGCTTTCCTTGATTTTTATTTCGTTCTGTTCCGGTGAAGTTATTTCAAACGGCGAGAGCGAAAATTCGTTTCCGCCGACGCTTTGCCCGTAATTGTAGATATGGCTTATCTCGTCGAAAGTCAGAGCCTTATCCCAGATAACCAGATCGTCTATAAAGTCGTTATAATTTTCCTGATCGCTCCAAATTTGTTTTATTTCATCCCAGGACACCGGTGCGTTGGCAATGTCGCCCTCGAATTTTAGCGTCGTGTCGTAATACCATTTCACTTTTGTCGTGGAAAAAGTGAAAGTCCAAAGGTGCCAGTCGGTATGGTTGGCAATCATTCCGTCCGATACGGGCGTGTAATATGAATAACCGCCCATATCGCTTTGTATTCCCGGAACATAATTAAATGAATGCCACGGCGAACCGACCATGAAGCTGGCTATCTGCTCGCCGTTGTAATTTTTGAGAACTATTCTAAATCTGACTTCGCCCGAACTGCCCGGATCGCCTTTTTCCCACATGGAAACGGAAAATGCGGAAGCCGGGTTGAAAACAGACAAATTATTTGAATCCCAGCCCTCGTTGGAATTGTAGCGGTACATATAGCTGTGGTCGCCCTGGACATTAAAAGGATTTGAGCTTGACCAATAGCCGGAATTGTAAGTCCGAAAATTCAGTTGGCTGGAATTAACCAGTCCGATATTTGGATTAGCTTGTTGATTGAAATCCCACATTTCCAGGATGTCGAAACTTACCGCCGAGGCGGATTTGAAAAAGAACAAAAATGACAGGAAGACAAAAGCGAATATTTTAATGATTTTGTTTTTCATAAGAGTGGAAAGATAAGAGGGGGTCGGCTCAAGAAAGAACCGGCCCCCGTGGCTTATCTCATGAAACGCCTGGCCAAGCGCCAAACGAAGCCGATCGAGAAGATGATTACCCCCACAATCACGATGTTGGCGATATTAGTGGTAATAACGCCGGTGATGTTTTCTTTCATCGTGGTGACGAGAGTTTCCGAAGTGGAAGCAACATCCGGATCGACGGCCGCGAAAGCGTTCGAGCCGAGAGCCAGAACCCCGCCGGCGATAGCCAGCGAGAGAGCGGCGATTTTCGCTTTGCCTTTTTCAAAAAGGCTTTTGATAGTCTTGATCATAGAATTTTTAATCGTTAATTTTTTTGACGAAGAATAATAGTACGCCGACCGTTGTTCCGATAAAAATTCCTAAAACAAACGCTTTAGCGAAGACATTTCCTATTAACAGGAAATTATCCAGGTAGCACGAATTGTTAAGAATAATGTATTCAGAACACAT